CCGCCGCCAGTAAAACCAACAAACCGATGCGGCATGGCACCCCAAAAAACTTTAGTGTCGGCCCGTTTGTCACGTCAATGCGTTTGAAACAAAACTTGCATATCTTTTGCCGCCCAGCATATTGTGCACGTTGCGCACGATTCGGTCGCGCCCGTTTGTTCTGGACAGATTACCGATTTGTTTTTGACTGGTTCGAATAGGTCGGCACTATTTGCACTAAACTTATACTTAGGCGCATTGCTAAAACGGACAGCGAATCGGTCACCATAACCAACTTGCACGGCCCGAATAGCTAGACCAATTTCGCTTGTTGGTTCGTATCCGGTAAAGCCCCAAATAGCCAGATTGTCATGTTTACGCAACAACCCGCCCCATAGTAAAACATATTCTTTTGAATAAAAATCACCCAGTACATGCAACCGGATAATCACCCCGCGATAGGTCGCGCATAGTTCCGCAACTTCTTTTTGCAATGCCGCTTCTAGTTCCGGCCCGTGCTGGATGCGATGCCCGAACATCATGTTATTGCCATAGCAATTGTCCCAATGATAGCAATAGCGCGGACATGTTGCCCGTTCCTCTAGCGTCAAGGTATAAATCACATAGCCTTTAAACTTGCCTTTTTTGATTACGGGCAATTTATCTTTGCTTAGTTTTTTATTATTGGACTGTTTCAAAACGGATTTGCAATCGGCAACAGCGCGGCGGCTTTTTGGGTACATGGTCGCGGCTGGCTTGTTTATATCTGCTTTTTTCATGATATCACCTCGCCCGTGTGAATCCAGACTGGCGCGTCAGTTTCTATCCAAACTTTGGCACCACAAGATAACGGTTTATCCGGTGAATAGACAACCCGCGACAGCCCGTCAATTTCTGCCGCGTAGGTATAATGATTGCTTTTACTGGTTTTGACAGTGATAGGCGGGTTTGCTTCGCCGTTCTTTTTATTTGCACGGATGACGTGCTGATTTATGTGAATTCGTTTTTTCATTGCGTTGGTTCCTTTCGTTTGTTGGTTCGCAAACGTTAAGGATAAAATCCGGTATGGTCAAGCGTTTTTATTTTCGCGCCTTGTTCTTTTAGATAACAAGCCGGACAATAAAGCCACTTATCTACATAAACCGCCGCAGGTTCGCCGCACTTGTGGCATTTAAAATTGGGGTTTAGCGTGGTTCGTTTGTCATTAGAAATTTGGCGTGAATAATTTGCCATGTCGCACCATTTGTCTCAAAGTTGCCAGTTTGTCACGTTGCGCTTTTGTCACGGGTTTGCCATGCCAGTCGGCGTCACTGATTTGTCTGTTTAGTGTTCGCCATTTGTCAGCCACGTTTGTTAGGCGTGGGTCACTCAGTTTGTCAGGGTAGACGGGGTCTATGTACATGCTCATCGTTTGTCTTCCCAGAAGTTGTCCCAAGATTCCCGCATCAATTCGCTCAGTTCATTATCAGTGAAATGCGCCATCAGGTCACGGTGTGGTTCCATTTGTTGCATAAACTCACCGACAAACTCACAGCCACCAATAATCGAACCTGCAATGTCGAACCATTTGTCTTCGTTGTCCATTGCCATTGCTTTAACTTTTCCCATCAGTGCACCTCTCTTTTATCATCAGTTCAGCAGTTGTATCATTTACCGGACGATTACCTGTTAACTTGATTCGTCCCATGCGGTCATACTCTGGCTCAATTTCAAGGATTTGTAAATCCCGCTTTAGTTCCTTAAATGTTGGTACGTTCACTGCTTATCTCCTCTGTCAGTGTCCAGCTATGACGGCAGTTAGTCTTCCAGTTGTCGTTTATCCAGTCACATTCATAGACCGTACAAACAAAACTACCTGTGTCGTCATCTGTCCATGCGTTCAAGTCAAACATTCTGTTACCTATCTGAACACCAAACCAGTCTTCGTCACAGCAATCTGCCATAGCGTCAAACACAACTGTGTCATAGTAGGCAGTCAGATAGCCACGTTCATAGTCAGATAACACAAGGTCAAAGCCACTGTCGTAATTGTCAGTCATCGTTCGTTTCCTCAACTAACTGTGTTGACATCTTGTCCCATTCGCCACGCCGCATACGAAACTTTTTGTTTTGTACGGGTGTACAAATACGAACCCACTTACGTCCGACAACAGCCCATACGAGCCGTGTGCCGGATACTGGTAGTCGCAAATCGTAGAAATCAACGCGATATAGTTTGGCGTTGTCCCACGTTGCTTCTTTTGGTCTAGGTATTTTCATCGCTGTTCAGGTTAAATTCAAAATGTAGTTTGTCTGCGGCATATTGCAGTTCTTGCATTTCAAATAGCGATACAGCTTTTATACCGCCCATGTCAACATCTAAAGCCGTGTCCAATATACTCTGCAACGTACTATGTAAATTAACAACAGCCGCACGTTGCTCATTGGACAGTCTGTCTATTCTAATTTTACGTTCGATGCGTTCTTTTTTACGCATCTTTTCCCAATACTTCATGCGTTCTTTGGGGGTCATATTATGATACTCTTTAGCCATCGTTCGTTCCTTCCATTGATTAACGATACATAATCAATATCGATAACCAAACCCCCTGTCAACAAAAAAAAGAAACGGGGCTGGAAATGAATCCAACCCCGCTCCCCAACCAACGAACGAAACAACCTCACGACACCTCGTAAGGTATCCCTAGTCTTAACACCGCTTGTTTGTTAGTGTCAAGCCACTTTTTGCATTCATATCGACTTTTTCCGACAAAAAGCATAACGTGCCGCAAATAGTCTACACAGTCTTTTGATTTAACAAGTTCACGGCTTGTCTCGCCCATACGAACGGACGATGCCGGAACAAGCAACGCCCACTTGTAGTCAGGCCGTTCGACAATTTCTATTTCAAGCTTCTTCGTCTTCAATGACATCCTCGCCCTCCAATGCTTCAATGTAAATGTCGATAGCTTCCCGTATTAAATCAGCTACCGCAACTTGTTCGATTGACTTTCTTTGCATTTCTTCAGCCGCCGATGCAAGCTTATCATACTGAACCTGTTTTAACATCAGGTTGTATGTTTTGGTGGGTTCAAGAATCTTGTTGGGTCTTGGCATCCCGCGCTTCCTTTTCAGATAGTTTATCCAATTTACTTTTCTTTTTACTTGGTATGACCTGCTTATTATATTGTTTATCCCGTAGGGATTTAGCTATCGGGTTGATTTTATTATTAATTTTCATAATAGGTTATCCCCATAGGGTAGGTTAAATAAATAGGTAGCACGGTGTGTCAAGTCCTGTCAACATAAAATTTGTGGTTGACAAGGTTTCTGATATCGATTACGCCTAGTGATATGAAATCACCGAACTGGCTAAAAGGTTACATCGAATCGCTGGACATCCAGCCACTGGGACGCTATCGATCTGACTGTCCCGTGTGTGGCAAAACGAACACGTTCAGTGTAACAGATGATGGATTGCAACGCATGTGGTTTTGCTTTCATGCAGACTGCAATGTGTCTGGTCGTACTGGTATCACATTATCACGACAACATGCAACTAATGTGTTTAAGCGGTCACAGGCAGATGTGCCTGTTCCCCGTACTAGTAACACTTACGAACTGCCGCCAACATTTGTTAGTCTTTCTCGTAACTTAGATGCCGAACTTTATGTAAAACGTGTACACGCATACGATGCGTACCTTGCTGGTCGTGCTGATATTCGGTACGATTTCAAGTCAAATCGTGTTGTGTACATAGTCAAACACGAAGGTAAGGTAGTCGATGCGGCTGGTCGCTCATTAGATGGCAGAGGAGCCAAGTGGTATAGATATGGAAATAGTAGATATCCCTTTTTATGTGGTACAGGAAATACCTGTATTGTTGTGGAAGATTGTGCTAGTGCTTGTGCTATTTCAAGTAGTGCGGCGGGAGTAGCCCTGCTTGGCACGAGCCTATTAGACGAACACGTTGAATTTTTATCTAATTACCAACGTGTGTTCGTTGCACTAGACAAAGATGCAACGGACAAGGCACTTGACATGGTAAAGATACTGTGTAGAAAAGTACCGACAAAACTAATGGTGTTGCACCGCGATTTGAAAAACCTGACGAACGAGGAAAGACATGAGTTCATACGATCCTACATCGATAGATAGACAGATACTTGGTTTTTGTCTGAACAACGACTTCTTTAGTCGTGTAAAGAACATAGTAGACCGAACTATGTTTGAAAAAGAAATGCGTGACATATTTGACACACTGACATATGCACACACTAAGTACGGCAATGACTTGACAGTAAACGAACTGGCAAGCCTATTCAATGACCGTAACCCTGCTATGCCAGAAGCCACCCGCAACAAGGTGCATGAGACTATTGCTACCTTAGATGTTGGTAACGCTGACAATGCTGACTTACACCTAGACCTTGTACATAATTTCTGGTTGCGTGATCGTGCGCGGCAGATAGGCGAAAAGGCCATTGAGATATTTACAGGGGACAGTGAGGAGTTCGGTGAGTTACGCCGCCTGATTGAAACTGTAGAGGATGGACGCATCAGCGATAAGACTACATACACAAAAGTTGAAGATGACCTTGATTCCTTGCTGGATAACGAGGCGGGTGATCCTGACTTCCCTTTTAGCTATGACCTGATCTCAGAGCATGTGGGTGGCCTAGATCGGGGTAACTTAGGTATCTTGTTTGCCCGTCCAGAAGTTGGCAAGACAACGTTCTGCTGTTTCCTTGCGGCATCCTACATCAAGCAGGGGTTCAAGGTTGTGTACTGGGCTAACGAGGAACCCGCACCAAAGATTAAGTTGCGTATAATTCAGTCGTACTTTGGTTTGACACGGGCTGAGATGATCAGTGATAGACGTTCCTTGTCTGCTAAGTATATCGATGAAATATCGCCCCTACTGACTATCATGGATTCAGTCGGCACATCAGTTGAGGAAGTTGACGAGTATGCCAAGCTGAACAAACCTGATATCATGTTCTGTGACCAGCTAGATAAGTTTCGTATTGCTGGTGAGTTCAATCGTGGTGACGAACGCCTGAAGGAAACCTATGTGGTCGCACGGGAAATAGCTAAAAGAAACAAAGCGTTAGTGTGGGCCGTCAGTCAGGCAAACTATGAGGCACACGACAGACAGTGGATTGACTATTCGATGTTGGACAACTCACGCACGGGTAAGGCTGGTGAGGCTGACATAATCATAGGCATAGGCAAGACAGGGTCTAGCGAGATAGAGAATACCGTTCGTCACATCTGCATATCCAAGAACAAACTCAACGGGTGGCATGGTATGATTAACGGACAAATCGACATTGATCGTGGGGTATATTACTGATGGTACACAGAAATACATTGCGTAATCGTAAACTGCGCGAAAGCAGGGGACGGTGGCTTGATATATACAAGCGCAAGAAAGGCTGTGAGGTTTGTGGTTACAAAGCTGATGCTACTGCATTGCAATTCGATCACATAGATAGATCAACCAAAGTAAACTCCATATCGAACATGCGGCATTTTAATTTATCTACGCTAATTCAAGAACTTAGAAAGTGTCGTGTGTTGTGCGCCAACTGTCATTCTGTACACAGTAAGAATCAAAGGAACGAACATGAACATACTGACATTTGATGTGGAAACAACTCACATACACAAGGATAACGGTGGCACTACCGCCCTGCCGTACTTCGGCAACAGGCTCGTATCTATTGGGTACAAGCGTTTGTCATCGCCCTACATACATTATCACTGCTACTATCATGCAGACAGAGAAGCCCACGACTTTGCGCCAGAATTATTTCAAGAGGCACTTGACGAAGCTGATATGGTTGTGGGACAAAACATCAAGTTCGATTTATCATGGATACGGGAGTGCGGGTTTGTTTACGACGGTGAGATCTATGATACGATGGTGGCGGAATATGTTCTTGCCAAAGCCCAGCGTTGGCCTCTTGGACTTGCTTCTCTTGCAGAAAAGTATGACGTTACCCGCAAGGAGAAGGACCTTGTCGAACCGTATCTTAAAGGCGGTAAGACGTTTTACGATATACCGTGGGAGATAGTAGAAGAGTACGGTAAAGCTGACGTACTAGCTACAGAAGAAATAGCATTGAAACAGCTTGAAGCCTTTGGCACTACCTTTGAGGAACTATATAATGCAGCGGACTTTACTACCAACCTTGAGACTGTCGCTTGAGATGACAGACGTTCTGGCTCGTATGGAGCGGAACGGACTAAAGATAAACTTAGATACATTAGAAGAGATACGCCAAGAGTATCAGCGTGAAATGGACGAACTAGAGGTTCGCCTAGAACGCCTTGCACGGGACGCTATGGGGGATACCCCTGTCAACCTGTCCAGCCCCGACGACAGGAGCGTGTTGCTCTATTCACGGCGTGTTAAAGATAAGAAGACATGGTCACGTATATTTAACTTGGGACACGAGATGCGCGGCAACACGATGAAGCCCAAGCAACGAACTCGCATGAAGCGCGGTGAGTTCAAGTCTGCAGTCAAGAACATGACTGATGTTGTGTACAAGACACGGGGATCACAGTGTGATAAGTGTAAAGGAGAAGGGCGTGTACGTCCCTTGAAGAAGGATGGTACATTAGGTAAGGCCGTTCGTATATGCAGACGGTGCAACGGTGCAGGTGTCTTGTACATACCTACAGGAAAGGTTGCCGGATTCAAGATCATACCGCGTGACCCGATGGATACAGCGGCGGCTGGGTTCAGGACTGACAAGGTTACGCTTGAAAATATATCAAGCAATCTATCGGGGGATGCAAAGGAGTTCGTTACAGCGTACGTTCGTTACAATGCGCTACGAACCTACCTGTCCACATTTGTAGAAGGAATGAAGAATAATGTTGATGCGAATGGTTTCATCCATCCAGAATTTATGCAGTGTATTACGGCGACGGGTCGCCTTTCGTCTCGCAATCCTAACTTTCAGAATATGCCGCGTGGAAATACCTTCGCTATACGGAAGGTTGTCGAGAGCCGCTTCAAGGATGGCTTTATACTTGAAGGGGATTACTCGCAACTAGAATTCAGAGTGGCTGGCTTTCTTGCAAGGGACGGTCAGGCATACATCGATGTAAAGGATGGCACAGATGTTCACAGCTATACTGCAAGTATTATCGGATGCACACGTCAAGAGGCAAAGGCGCACACGTTCAAGCCTCTCTATGGTGGCGTTACTGGAACGGATGATCAGCAACGTTACTACCGTGCGTTCAAAGAAAAGTACGAGGGTGTCACGGAATGGCACAAGGAACTACAGAAAGAAGCCGTACGCAAGAAAGTTATAACTTTACCAAGCGGTAGGCAATATGCTTTCCCAACAGCCAAGTGGACTGAGTGGGGGACTGCAACGAATCGCACGGCTATCTGTAACTACCCGGTACAGGGATTTGCAACCGCTGATCTGTTACCTGCCGCCCTTGTTCGTTTAGATAAGATGATGCGTACAAGAAATTTAAATTCTGTAATCTGCAATACTGTACACGATTCGATTGTGCTTGATGTACACCCAGATGAAAAAGAAGCTTGCATCAATCTGTTAGCGTATGCTATGCGTAGTTTACCTGAAGAAACGATGAACAGGTACGGTGTCGAATATGACATGCCTGTTGGAATCGAACTAAAAATAGGTAAAAATTGGCTTGACTCAGAAGAAATAGATGTGTAATATCTATCTACAACCCTCAATACAGGAGAATGTTATGGAAGGGACAGACGTAATGAATATTGACGATATGGACGCAATTGTAACAGCATTTAATAATGATGATGCAGAAGCTTTGATGGAAGCATCAGGACAAGGTATCAACACCAACCGTCAAGTTGGTTTACCTCGTTTGAATATCAACTATGATGCAGAGACTGAAGATGGTCAGTCATTGCCTCGTGGTTCTTGGAAGATGTACATGGATGGCAGGTTCATCTATGCAGAAAAGGTAACAGTGCAACCTATCCTGCGTACGTTTGAGTACAGCGTATGGGATCAGGAATCAGGTACCTTCTCATCCAAGTCAGTACAAAAGACCAGCCTGTCTGGTATGTTCCCAGATACGGTAGGCACAAATAAATGTGGTCGCTTGACCCGTGAAGAGGAAGATCGTCTGTCAAAGGATGATATTGCTTATTTAAATTCTCGTGCAGTCGTGTGCAACCAAGTAATCTATGGTAAGATTTCTGGTTCGTTTAAAACGGCTGACGGAACTGAAGTCACGATTGAGGATCAGCCTGTAGTCGCTTACTTTAAGCGTTCGGGCTTCAAGCCAATCAACGACTTCATCAACGGTCTGTCTAAGCAGAAGAAGCTTATGCAGAAGTGTAAAGTCTCCCTTAATACACACCGTCACAAGAATGGCAGTGTTACTTTCTGGACGCCTGTTCCGGCTCTGGAAAGCGAAGTTACGATTACTGATGAAGACAAGCAACTTATGTCTATGTTTGCGGAAACCGTAAAAGGGCATAACGAAAGTGTAATGAATCAGCATCGTGAAGCTGTAAAGCTTATCGCTGACGATGACGACATCGATCTAGCAGCGGACTTCGACGATGCTAACGCTGCTTAAAATACAAGACTATATGATCAAGGCTCTCAGGGGGGAAACTACCGTCTCCCCTGAGACTCTTTCTGCCTTTAAACAGGAGTGCAGTGATTCTATAGTTAAACAACTTACAACTGAACGGGGTGATTTCCGTATTCGCATGTCCGGCTTGGGGCGTCCGCTTTGTCAGCAGGTGTTAGACAAGCACGGCATCAAGGAAGATATGGAATACAACACCCTGTTCAGATTTATGTTTGGTGATCTAACAGAGTCGATTCTGATGCTGATTATGAAAGAGGCTGGTGTAGACATCGTAGACTACCAGCGTCCTGTTGAATTGAAGCTAGGTGATGAAACTGTAAAAGGAACCCTTGACGTTATCATCAGGGATGAGACAGGCCAAGAGAAGGTCTGGGATATCAAGTCTGCAAGTGACTGGGCGTTTCGCTACAAGTTCACGGGGCTTGGCGGATACGACAAACTAAAAGAAGAAGACCCATTTGGTTATGTCATGCAAGGCTTCTTGTACAGCGAGGCAATGGGTATGCCGTTTGGTGGCTGGATCGTTGTTAACAAGTCGAGCGGACAGGTAGCCATAGTTGAGGTCCCTGACTGGTCACAAGACGACAAGGAGCCATACTTGAAGGACGCAGAGGAGCGTGTTCGTTTCCTGACTAACCCTGACGTAAAGCCGTTCAAGCCGTACAAGGCAGAGGCTGAGACATACAAGGTAAGCGGTGAGATAGTTAAGACAGGTAACACTGTGCTCCCACAGCAATGTAGCATGTGTGGCTATCGTTCTCACTGTTGGCCTAACGCTGTCTTGCACGACAGGGTAACCTCACGGGCAAAGAGTCCACCACAAGTATGGTACTCGACTCTTAAAAAGAAAGCAGTGTGATGCCTTACTTGTTTGTGAAGAACTACGAAACCGAACTGATGAGTATGAACAAAAGTTTGTACCATATCTTTATAGAGTCAGTTGGTAAGAGTGGGGGAGAGAGACGGGTAGCCCAGATGCGAATACATCAAAATGGGCTACCTCTCACATTGGTTGAGAACTATAGTAAGACAGGACAGCTTCAGGCTGAGACTGAGGTACGAGACATAAAGACTGTAGAAGAACAGCTACAGAAAATTAGCAGAACATCATTTGGCGGGGCTTATGTATGTGTGCCGATGCACCCTTTAACAATCGAACTTACCAATATAGAAAGACTATCCCCCAAACTGGCAGGGTACTTAATAAAGCGATTACATTCAATAGGGATAGAGTTTTGAAAAAAGCAGGATACAGATCGCAGTTCGAACTGAATCTGGCTCGTACACTTACAGACAACAACGTCCCTTTCGAATACGAAAACGAAAAGTTCAAGTACATACCAGAACCTCGTAACTATACCCCTGACTTCTATTTACCTGACAGTAATATATATGTAGAAGCTAAAGGTCACCTGACTAAAGATGATCGTGTCAAGATGGTGCTAATCAAGAAGCAACACCCAGACCTTGATATACGATTTGTGTTCCTAAGAGCGTCGAATAAGATTTACAAGGGTAGTAAGACGACGTATGCTGCTTGGTGTGAACGACATGGATTTGAGTGGGCAGAAGGTTCAATACCCACAGATTGGTATAAAAAATGAGCAACGACGAATATCATCAGGCTATGGAAGCGGCATCGCTTCTACCAGACAGATACTACATCATACTTAGATCAACAGGGGACGGTGAGTTTACCCTGTCCGCTTACGATACAACTGGCAAGAACTACGAAGACGATGAGGACTTCAGCCCTGCCATGTTGATACAAGAAGGTGCGCTTGATATGATACGGTTTCACACGGACGAACTGTACGATCAAGGTGTAGCGGCAGTTAAGTTCCGTTTGACTGGTCAAGAAATCATTGAGGAAGAAGGGGTAGATGACCCTAAAGTAACTAAATTAGTTAGAGACAATGTAATTAGAGTAGACTTTGGATCAAAACAATGAACTTAAATGAATATCAAAAGCAAGCAATGCGTACTGCCATCTTTCCCGAAAAAGATGGTTACATCTACACAGCACTAGGTCTAGCTGGTGAATCAGGTGAAATAGCTAACAAGGTAAAGAAGTTTGTCCGCGACGGATATACCGTAGAAGAACTACCAGATAAGATAAATGATCTTCGTGCTGAACTAGGAGATGTCTTGTGGTACGTTGCAGCTATGGCAGAGGTTCTTGAAACGAACTTGCAGACTATTGCAGAGGCTAACTTAAAAAAGTTGCAAAGCCGTAAAGAACGTGGCAAGTTGTCTGGAGATGGAGACAACAGATGAGACATGAAGATTATATGAGACACATGGAACAGGCTGGTAAAGAAGCATACGGGGGTGTAGATCTTGTCAATAGTCCGCCACACTACAATCAAGCAGGTGTCGAGTGCATTGAGGCAATCAAGGCGGCGACAGACGATGGATACGAATACTACCTACAAGGAAATATACTTAAATACCTCTGGCGATACAGATACAAGAATGGGGTTGAAGACCTCAAGAAAGCACAGTGGTACCTCAACAAACTTATCGAAACAAAGGGAGAATAAGACATGAGCAACATGTTACCAACACCATACCAACAATTCATTCATAAGTCACGTTATGCACGGTGGCTAGACGACGAACAGCGTCGTGAGAACTGGGATGAGACTGTGGATCGATACGTCGATTTCATGATCAATCAGGTTCAAGGTAAGTGCAACGTTAAATTAGATAATAAAGTTATTGAACAGATTCGGGAAGGTATCCTGAGTTTAGATGTGATGCCATCTATGAGAGCCATGATGACTGCAGGGCCAGCGTTGGCTCGTGACAACATCTGCGGCTATAATTGTAGTTATATTCCTGTCGATAGCCCTCGTGCGTTCGACGAATGTATGTATATTTTAATGTGTGGTACTGGTGTAGGCTTTAGTGTGGAGAGAGAGAATGTTGACAAGCTTCCTGTGGTGTCTGACAATTTTGACGTATCTAGCATCGTTATCACAGTAGGTGATAGTAAGCCGGGATGGGCAAAAGCTTTGCGTGAACTAATCGCGTTACTGTACGCCGGACAGATTCCCACATGGGATATGTCAAACGTACGTCCATCAGGTGAGCGTCTCAAGATTATGGGTGGACGTGCATCAGGCCCACAACCTCTTGCAGATCTGTTTACGTTTGTTGTAGAAACATTTAAGAAAGCAAAAGGTCGTCGGTTGTTCCCTATCGAATGCCACGACTTGATGTGTAAGATTGGTGAGATTGTAGTTGTAGGTGGTGTTCGTCGCTCTGCC